AATTAGGATAGTTGGATTGCAATATTGTTGTTCCAGGTACTAAATTGGTAATATCGTAAGTAGATAATGTTCCCGAAAGACCGACTAGAATTTTCTTAGAATATGCAACTATTGGATTTGGTCTTAGAGAAGCAATTTGTCTATTTCCTACACCTAAATCGGGGTTGTAGAATCGGAAACTTCCAGTGGTTGAAGTAAATTCTGCTCTATGTAGAATGAATTTTAGATCTTCCAATTGCGATGGTTCCCATGTAGCACCATTTTGCGATTTAAACAATGAACCAAGAGTTGGTTGTTGGGAAACGATGATTTTTTCTGCTTCTGGTTTATTGATTGTCGATACATCAACTTCAGTCATTCTTGAAATCCAAACATTATATGAGTTTGAATTGGAAATCAATACGATAGCATAATCATTGCCACTTTCTAAGAATACGGGAGCAGGGAAAGTAAATGTTGTTGAGACAGAAGCATCTTCAGAAATTGTAATTTGATCTGGATTTAAAACAACTTCACCAAATGGAAGAATTTCCTGTGATGGTAAACCAAGATATGATGTTCTTAATTGTAAAGTTATAGGAATATTTGCTTCATCTTTAGTTCTGAAGAAAATTTCACATTTGGTTATGAATACACCATTGTTATCATTTACTTCAAATGTTTGGGCAAGTGGGTCTACCCATCTTCTCTGAATTACTCTAGTTGATATTACTGATCTATTTGTAAGAGTTGTATTTGCAACAAGTCTGTCTTCAGTTTCTGTTAAAGTTCTAGAATCTGTTCTAATATTTCTTTCAATATCAGCATTTCTTACTCTTAAAGTCAAACTTTCTACATTATCTACTGTTCCACTAGAAGTAAAGTTTGCTTCAGCAATACTATCAACGGAACCACCAATAGTGGAATTGGTTGAACTTGTGGTCAATGATAATGTTTTTGTTCCAGATTCAAATGTTGGATTTGATGGAATGGTTGGATCTGGAATGAATAAAGCTCCAATAAATGTTCCAGAGGAATCGGTAACAAGTCTAATGTCTGTTACTGTTGCAATCGCATTGCTCAATGCTCCAACTAGTTGCATTGAAGGTGCAACAGATCCAAAGAATCTTGAATCTGCTTGGTTTTCCAAACTAGCAGTATCAACATTTAAAATAGTTGTTGTTGATGAATATGAACCAGACAATGAACTTGTTGGATTATATGGATTTTCCTTATAGAATTCTGTTGGTTGATTGTAAGGTCCATATTTGTGATTTTGCTTAGCAAGTCTAAATGTAATTGCACGATTTACTCCAGTGACTGGCATAAATCCAGTTATAGTTTCACCTTCAATAAAGGTTCCGCTAGTCATTCTAACTTCAAGAAGTTTAGGGACCATGAATGTGGTCATGTCCCTATTGTCAAAGAATGCGTAGAATCTTGTTGATGGTTTTAATCTTCTTGCTAAAATTTCAATATTTCTAGACCTCATTAAGGTTAGGATTGCTCTAGATACAACTCTGTCCCCAAGACTAGTTGTATCAAATCTTTCACTGACTCCAAATTGTATACCCTGCCTAGTTTGTTCTGTTCTTGTTGTTACTGTATTATTTCTAAATTGAGTTAAGGAATCTTGGAAAATATCAGTAGTTGTAATTACATCCCCAGAAGATACTGTTGTTGAAGATAATAAAGTTGATGGATTTTGTATCTGTGTGATTACAGGACCTTCAACGGTTGAAGTTCCTGTCCAGTTTGTTTCCCATGCATTCCAATTAATTGGAGATAGACCAGTATTGGTATCAACTCCAAGCATTTGAATTGCTGTATTATAATTTCCCTCTACATCCTGAGTTCTTTCAGTTTTTCTTGTTTCTATCCAAGTGTCTGTAGATGGATTCAATTCAATAGTTCCAATCCAACTTGGGGTATTAAATGGATTTACATTTTCTGTTCTAGTTGCAAATCTATTTTCTGTATAAACTACATCAGTATAATCTAAACAAACAATATCACCGATACGTTTTACATTTTTGGAACCAAGATCATTAGCAAATCTTAAATCCACATTTGGATTAGATGTTGTTCCAATACCAATGACTGCCTCAGACCCAAGTATTAAATCAACGGAAGTTGTATAATGTTGGGGTCTTAGAACACCGAGTGCTGTGTCTACACTTGCTTTATATGATTGATTTGCAATGTCTCCACCATTATATGATTTAAAATTATCTACAAAAAATCCAGATTTGAATTTATCAAGACCAGTTTGTGGGTCTCTGATAGAAAGATTTTTAGTATCTGTTTCTAGTAGAGACAGTGAACTATAATATTCTACGTTTGATAATCTATTTTCAAGTCTTGAGATATCTTTCATTGTATATCTCTTGTGACTGGAAAGAGAAACTCTAACATCTTTCATATCATAAAGATATGGTGGATAGTAGAAAGTTGCAATCTCTAATGCAGAATCTAAATTGTTTGGTGCCTTTGGGGAATTTGATGGAACACCATTATTAATAATAAATGTTCCTTCTTTAGTTAGGAACAGTTTATCTATTCTTGGTAGATAATAATTGTAAGAAAGATTTATTGTCTTATCTTTAGTGAAAATATGATTTGATGCATTTGCATTTAATGAGAATCTTCTAGATGAATATTCAAAAGGAGATTTTGTAGCAGTTGAAGCATCAAATTGCGAAACTCTTGGTCTTAAATCAATAATATCAGTGTTTCTGTATCCATCGATAATTGGTACGTCTTTACTGTATCTATCTTTATCAAATGAATCTGCAGAAACAAAATCACCAGGGTCAGAAGAATTAATTGTATAGTTATTAAATATAACTTTTATTTTTTTAGTAGGCGATGAAACTTCTTTTTTTCTAATTATTCTTGAATAATCGTAGTATTCTGGTCTTTGACCATTATCCAAGATATAATTATCTTTAATATTTTTATCACCAATGGAAACAGCATTAATAGTACCAGAGATATTGGTCTCTGAAGATGTTACTCTTTCACCTAATGAAAATCTATTTTCATTTAAGTAAACAATCTCAATGCTGTTTACTCCATCATTTCCAACATAAGCAGCAACAGCACCACTGGTACTTCCAATTATTCTTTCACCTTTTATGAAGTTATTTAAACTTGAATTTAAAGATGTGAAATAGATTCTTGGAAGTGATGGTTCTGATGTTGTTGAAGATTCATAAATTCCAAGAATGTTAACAACATCTGGAACATTTAAAGATATTGCTTTATCTTGAACTCTAAGACCATATGGTTTTCTGTAAGTAAGACCATCATTTAATGTAGTTTTTCCAATTCCAGACGAAATTAACGATGAACCATCAATAATTATGCTTGAGCATCTGTTGAATAGTTTTTTCTTTAGTTTTGTATTTACTTTTTTATATGTTACGGTTAATATTGCTTGTCCATTTTGACTTAGATTAACTAAGCTAACAGTTCTTCCAGAAACATAGACTTTTTGATTATCCAGAGATTCTATATTTCCATTTGAAACATATGAAAGACTGTAATCTTCTTCGTCAAATGGTTCTAAAGTTAGGTCAACGTTTGTTTCCAGATTACCATTAAATGAATTGCTGACTACTGTAATGACATATGATTTTCTTATAGAAATATCTGATGAACTTAAGTCTAAATTGGAAATATTATTATTGCCAAGTTTAGCATACAAGAATGCATTAGATGTATTTAAAACATCTAATGTCACTTTTTTGAAGTCATTGGCAGTAATTACAGTAGAAGGTAATGTTCCATCAGAAACACCAGGAACTGTATTGGTTGGTACTAAAATTAGTTTTTTCTCTGAAGTATCAATACTTACAACTTCATTGTAGGTTGGTACAACATTTCCTTGCTTTGTATAAGAAACAATATCACCAGTTTTTATACCAACATAAAAATTGTTAGTTGAAGTTGTTACTGTACTGATTCCTGATGCCCCACTAGTGATAGTATATTGAACACCAGATTCTGTTAGGGATATTTTTTTGTTTAAAATTGGATCAGCAGTAAAAGAACCAATTCCAGCAGCAGTGTTTATACCAACAATTTGATGAACATCTGTTAGATTATAATCCCTAACTCTTGTTATGACTCTTCCATCTTCTATGCCGTCAATTATTAAACCTTCATCTTGCTTGAAAGAACCAGAAACTTGATATAATTTAACTATATTTGAATTGATTACATCAGAAACAACATATCCACTAGAAGAGCTATACTTTCCTTCAATAAATGTGGATGCACTTAAAGTTATTGAAGCACTTAATTCTATAACTGTATATGTTTGAATATCATAAAGTGAACAATCAAATTCACTTAATGTATTTGCATATCCAGCATTTCTTAGTTTTAAATCATAAACTCTTGCTACACCAATTTTTTCTCCAGACGCAAGACCAGGAGTTTGTGTTCTTCCAGAATAAAGAGAAATTTGAGATGTAGACCCAAAACCAACAGGAAGAGAACCAAAAACATTATTTACTAAAATTTGTCTACCAACACTGAATGGTATGGATTGATTGACTACTTTTTCTGTAGTTCTTGGTTTTTGAAAATCTACAATAGTAGTATCAATAGTTTCAATGTCGTATCCTCTTACAACTGCCTTTCCTGGTGAAACTAATATACAACCTACAGAATCATTTGGTACATTGCCTTGCTTTGTTTGTTGATTTTCTACAAACAAACCGTTGTTGCCAATTTGATCATTTAAAGATTCTTTTAGTGAAATATTAAATGGTCTTACATAATAATCACCAGACTCATCATAAGTTCTTCTTGCCAGTTCATCCTTAATTAAATCATAATTAGTAGTTTTGACAAATTTTTGTAGGACACCTTTTTCTGCACGTAGTAATTCTACAAAATTTTCATCATTAAAATCACTTAACTCTTTCTTAATTAAAGTTACATCAAACTTTAATCTATCTGCACCAGGTGCAGAAAAGTTAGAAAATCCTTGAGCATTATCAAACAAATCATTATACGAGTTTGATGCTACTGCTAATTCTTCATTAATAAGTAATCCAACTCTATACGAAGGTGAGTTTGAGTATTGGTCTAATATTACAGTTTGTGGTTCTACAGTCACAAAGAAACCACGAATAAAATATACACCAGATGCTATTTTTGCTGCGGAACCAATAGCAGTTGAATTTGAGATAATTGAAGTAGCAAAAGAAGAACCACCTCTAATAGCAGAAATTCCATAAGTTATATCATTAACTGCTAGTAAATTTTCACCATCAATAAATGTATTGGTTGAAAAATTAGTGTCACTTGAACTTTGGTACTTAATATAAAGAGTATAGTTTTTTCTATCTGAAGTTGAATTTGAAATATAATTTTCTACTTTTGCAGTTACACCACTAGATTCACCTTTAATTAATTTTCCAACTAAACTACTAATGTACAAAGATACTGGTATCCCAAGATGAGTTTCGTCAATCTGGACGCAAGTATAATTTGAATCATAAGAAATTTGTCCAGGAATAACCATTGCACCTTCTTTGAAGAAGTGCTGTCCAAACTTCTCAATTTGATTTTGGAGAATTGTCTGTAGTGTAGTTAATTCTCTTGCTTGTATTGGAGTTGCTGGTTTAAATAGAACTCTTTGATAATTTTTCTTTGGATCAAAATCATCAAAGTATGGAGATACATTTAAATTAGTATTCTGAGGCATTTTTCTTTAGAACTCCAATACGATTTTAATATCTTCTTTTTGGCTTGCTGATCTTGGAATTGCCTTTCTGTTATCGATATAAATTATATCACCAGATTTTTTGTTATATTCTGCCGATGATATTCCAGCAACAAAATTGCTTCCCAACTGGTATGTCCTACTATTTATTACTGTACTAATACCCGTAAAGTTTCTATCAATTGATAATGCTGGACCAACAATATTAGGACAATTTATTGTATACGAACCACCAGCAATAGCAGATGAGGTAAATCCATAAATTCTGTATCCAACACCAACTGTAGCAAGACCAACTGGTTGATAATATTTTAAAACACCAGTTACATTATCCCAAGAAGCAACAAATCCAATTGCTGTCATACCTGTACCAATTGTTTGCCTAATTACAGAGTCTACTGGATATGTAGTTTGAGTTGTTAATCCAGAAAGTTTTATAGAATTTAAAGCACTTACCTGCCCTAAACTCAATCTTTCTGTATCACTACCAAAAATTGTTGGATTTTTTATAATTCCGATTCTGGCAAAATCGTTTCCAAGAATAATATCTGGATTTTGTTCATCGGTTAGATATCTGGAATAAACCAACACTCGATATGCACCAAGTTCTCTGTAAATATTATATCCATGTCCTCCTTTTGGTGGAATAATAACATCAAATGTCGCAATTCTTCCATCATTTGACAATTCTGATGGAATTCCAGGAGCACCAGGTTGGAATTTGATAATACCTTTTGTGTAACCAGATCCACCATCTGTAACAAAGACTTCAGACACTTTTCCAAAAGAATCTACTGTTATTGTTGCCTTTCCTCCAACTCCATCACCAAGAATTGGAATATTTGTAAATGATTTTGAAATGGGTTGATAATTTATTCCTCTATCTGTGATAGTAACAATCTCAACTTTACCATTAACTGCATTATTTTTTGTTGCAATAGTCTCACCAACTTCTCCCCAACTTTCTGGGACTGGAATGAATTCAATAGAATCAAATTTCACAATTTCAGATGGTTTAATTGTGAATAGATATTTCCAAATATACCCATCACCACTTGTTCCTGCTGGTCTTGCCTCTAAGTCAATAAATGTTGGTTGGTCAAATGATGGTCTTCCATTTGGGTTTTCTGGATCAGTTCCATTTTGAAGACAAATATAAACTCTAAAATCTTCATTAATTACATAAAAATTTGATTCGTATAAACTTGGTTGATTCGTTACTGGAGTTTTCTTATAAATTGAATAATCATGTCTGTACATTTCATAAGTTGTTCCAGAAGTCCACTGGACTTTTCTAATCATCCTCCTTACATCTTCATTTGTAATTTTTTTCATAGCAATGATGGTTTCTTTGACCTGATTTTCTTCGTCAAATCCGTCCAATGGAGTCAATCCATCACCCCAAATAGCAGATCCACCTGCCTGTGGATTTAAACTATTTGGTTGACCAATAAAGGTATAATAATTATTTGCAGTATTACCAACTGAAACTAGACTTTTTACAAAGGTTTCAGCATTCATCACCCTAAATTGTTCAGTTATGATAGCAGGCATTTTATACAACCGTTTTTTCTTTATTTAGTTCTATTTTAGACCACGAGTTCTATATACGTCTGGAGCAGTTGATAATCCAATCAATCCATTATTGGTATTTACGGGGAAATTTCTTGGTTGGAATCTTGTTCTATTTTGGAAATCATAAATCTTGCCCCAAGTATATTTTCCATAAATTCCATTTTCATTAGTGTTAGTATCTACTTGGATTGGAATGTTTCCTGGTCCAGTTGTAAAGTAGCATCTTACTGTAACTATTCCAGAAACAGCAGGTGAAACTGTGCCAACTCTATAAACACCATCAAGATACGAAGTTGCAGTTCCAACTCTTGATGCTGGATAATTATTCATTCCCCCCATTGAAGTAGTAATTCCAGTTAATGCATGACCAACTGTAGAATTGCTATTGTAAATTACAAAATAATCATTTACTTCTAATTGACTATTTGTTACTCCAAATGTATTCAGTGAGGAATAACCAATACCCAAAGTTACATTATCATATTGCTCACTCTTCAGTACAAAATCAATATGAGTAGCACCAACACCAACATAAGTAATTACACCAAAATCACCTTTAGATTTGATTGAATATATCTTTTCACTAACTGCATCATCACCTTCAAGAAGAACTGGTGGTGGAGTTGATTGCGAATAACCAAATCCAGGATTTACAACTCGAATTGAAGACACAGCACCATTTGATACTGTGGAAACTCCTGTTGCTCTGTTGTAAATTGGTTCAGCATACATTGTGGTTCCAGAAGTTCCAACGAGTAAATATCTACCCTCTTCAGCAATAATTGGTCCAATTGGTCTTATTTCTGGAGGTAATGGAGCAGGTATAAATGCAAGATCTTTTACTACATTGTTCTGGTTTGTTAACCTTTGTGTCCAATATTGTAAATCCAAGGAGAATAGTAATTGATTTGTGCCAGTTAAAGCAACATATACACCATACTCGTATTTTATATTAATTAGGTCATCTGATATATTTGGAATTATTCTTTCCCAACCAGTATTTCCAGTTGTAGAAACAAAAATTGTTGCATTTTGTCCAACAGCAACAAATTGAGTTCCTGTCCATATAACTTTTTCAAAATTTCTGGTTGTTGGTAAAGAAACAATTCTGTCCCAAATATTTCCATTAGTAGAATGAATAATTGTTCCACTATCACCAACGACAACAAATCTTGCGTCATTGTTGGCAACACCATTTAAATTAGTAAACACTGGTGGATTTTTCTTAAAGAATGCAGTTGTTCCAATTCCTACACCAGTAAATAGACCAATTCCATCACCAACTGCAACAGCAGTCCTTCTCAATGAGGAATAACTAATATCATTAAATGTATTGTAATAACTACTAAAATTGATGATAGGATCTGGAAGACCAACGACAACCTGCTCTTCAAGTAATTTTATTTCTGTCCATGCAGATAAAGTTGTATTAATACCAACTGATGTT